GCCACGGTACTGCACCTGGGGAACGGATGTTGGAGACATTTAGTTCCGCATTGTTGAAATCGTTGTTTGCGAAAGCAGGGATTTATATTCGTGATGGTTCGGACCTTTTGGATTCTACTGGTTTAACTCAGATTACGTTGGAATATACTGATGCTCAAAGTGGAATTAATGGCACATATGTGGATGTGCTAACTGCTGTTACCACGTTTACCGTGGAGGCTAATAATATTTATGCTCGTTTCAGAAGTCTTGATTTGTCGACTGATGAAGATTGGGTGTGGACTCAAATGACCTTGTCTCGTACAGACATTGGTTTGGTTTTGGCGAAGATTAGTCTTCGTGATATTAAGGTGCATTATTCTTGCGTGTCATCGTTGAAATATCAAAATCGTTCGTATACGAATGATGCCATTGAAGCCGACGAGAGTGCTTTAAATGTTGATCGAATTCCACTTATTGGCAAAAAATATGTAACGAAGGGACCATTTTTTGAATATGTTGGGAATCTCACTTCACCTGGAACTGGTGGATTGAATATTGCAAATAACATGCCATTCAGTATTGATACTCGTAAAGGGCGTATTGTTAAGCAAGCCGGAAATGGTGATGGTCGTTTGAAGGAACCTTTGGATGCAAAGGTATTTAAGCGTACGAAGGCTTTTGGTGTTAAGGCAGCGCCTGGAAATGTTGCCACTGATATTATCCGCACGGACACATCGATGACTTTGGTCAAGTTTTTGTTTCACACGAAACAAGTGTCAAGTGCTCCTTCTGGTGCTTACGCGGAGCGTTTTCAAACTAAGGGTGACTTGGGGGAGAGTCACATGTTTGCATTGGAAAAGGCTTTGCATGTTACTGGTGATTTGGTTCAGGTTAATTATGAAATTAACCAAAAGCACATGTGTTATGTTACTGGCTACGAAAAACAGTATACTGTTGCGGAGTTTGTTAGTTATGGTGTTGAGGGATCTTTGCCTATTGCTTAAATAAATAGATTGTTAGTTGAGTTCAGTTATATTAAGTCTTCGTTCAAGTGCTAAGTATGTTACTTCGTCAATATCTTTGTACCAATCGCGAGGATGAATGTTACTAGTTATCCAAACCTTAGTAGCCTTGAATACAGTTGAAGACCCTTTCACTTCCACAAGTACTGGATACTTGTCCAGCCATCTAAGCATGTGCGAGATACCAATACTTCCACGGAATTCATCGATAACGACATGTTCTTGACCCCGGTATCCATCCCAGAACTTGGTACAGGGGTCTTTAGGATAAGCATCCATCCCAGCTTCACTCCATGCTCGATGACTCTTTCCGGAACCAGTTCTGCCCCAGAATACATCACAAGTCCGTTCAATAGGCAGAGGTGTAGAGTTTTCAGCACCAATTGCTTTGATATTCCGGTAATGACCAATGTATACTTGGGGAGGAATTCCATCACATTCTCCGAGTTTAGCGAGTCGTAGTACTTCGGCCCAATCCGTAGAAGAATTTCGCTTGAAGGGTCTGGAGCCAAGTTCGATTTGAGTGCCTTCGATCCTCGTATCTTCTTTCCAAACATATTCCTCTGCAGCTGATGATCGAGTAGCTTCGAAGTGTCCAGTGGGCCAAATCTTCTTGAGACCTGATAGTCTGATTTGGTTACAGGTGATGATAAAGAGTTGCCAATGTAGGTAGTTAGTTCGTTCTCCTTGTTCAATTTGTCCTTTGATGTAGGCACAGGAGTTTGGCAGGTAAGGAGGTGAGAATTCATATTGAGGTATAGTAGCAATCCAATATTTAGCTTTAGTGTTGTTAGGAGCAGGTGGCATCAACTCTTTGTTAGTTGGTTGAAGAAAAATAAATTTGCAATTTTTGGTCTCTATATATAAAAAAAGAGGCGTTTTTTAGTTGCCATATATGGATATAGTTGAAAAATTGCCGTGTAAGGAGATAGTATCGACGCCCCCTCGTTTCATAATTAAATCTGTTTCAAGTCGTTGTCATTGTTTCATACATTGTCATTGTTTCATACATTCCCCCGTGGGAGACTGGGGTATGTTTCAACCCACCGTGTGGCTTAAGCCTGTATCACGGTGCCATGGCGGTCGGACTCCGGCGGTCGCGGGCTTTGCACCAGCGACCATCGGCCCGCAAGCCATCGGTCACCCCCCCTCTGACAACCACTATATTATCTGCCCCCCCCCGTCCCCGGGGGGGTTGGGGGGGGTAGGGAAGCGGAGCGTTCGTCTCCTCTGACCTTAGCCCATTGCCACCAGCAGGGTGACAGCCATCTAGTAAGACCCCAACGGGTAAAAATTCGATTTCAATTTTGTCTACCCGTAGTATTACTTACTAGAGCGGCTAGACAAAAGACAAATCGGCTAGACATTTGGCTTTTGTAATAAAATATAATGAAATTGAATGATAAAATTATGTTGGCCGGAAATGTTGGTTACCTTGGTTATCGGTATTTGCGTAATAGGTATTCTAAACAAATTGGGCGTGCTGCGACCGCAGGTAAAGTGTATGCAGCATATAGGGGAGGCAAACGATCTGCTATTCCTGAAATGAAAAAAAATAATAATTATTTGCCTTCACCTGTAATTAGTCCTAGAATGCCAGCAATAAGCCTTAAGCGCAAAAATTCAACTAGTGTTCCTAGTTTGAAACGCAGAAAAATTGCCAAGAAGTATAAGAAGACTGTTCGACGTTCTGGAAAGATGGCAATGAGAAAGGGTAAGAAGTACGGTCGTAAGAATAAGATTACAAAGGGTTCTCCGGAATCCCTTTTTTTGAAAAAGGGATATGTTGTTGTTCAAGAAGATAGTGGTGTTGCCACTGATGGGCAGTGCGCGTGGTTTGGCCACGGTACTGCACCTGGGGAACGGATGTTGGAGACATTTAGTTCCGCATTGTTGAAATCGTTGTTTGCGAAAGCAGGGATTTATATTCGTGATGGTTCGGACCTTTTGGATTCTACTGG